GTACAGCGCCAGGGTGACGCCGAGGTCGTTACCGCAATACTCGCGGAGCAACGGGCGATTAGCCGGCGTGATGCTCATGTCCGGGTCGAATGGCAAATCCTGCATCTTCGGGCAGTGCAGGCGCCCGCCGTAAATCTTGAGGCTCGCCACACCTGGCGCGACCTCAATCAGGTCGATGTGGTTGATCGACTTCGAGATCTTGACGTTGAACTCGCGCTCGAATTGCCAGCTGCGCAGGTTCGTCTTGATGACGGCATCAGAACCCTTTTTCAGGGTCTCGTTGCTCGCCCCGGATAAGGCCAGGGCGAGCACGAGCAGGTCATAGCTGTTGCCGTTGAAGGTGACGATGCAATCCCGTCGCAGGATCGCGCGCAGACCCTCGACATCAAGTGGGGAACCATCCCACTTCTCGAAGGCTCGGACTTCTCCCGTCGCCACGTCCTTGAACATGGCGAGGAAGTAGTCGCGGTACACTTCGATGTCGAGGATCTGCGTTTGCATGGTGGCTCAGACGAGCTCAGCTGCATCCTCGGGGATCTCGATCTCATCGAAGTCGTCGTCGCTGGCCGGTGCGCCGCCGCCGAAGGCTTCATCGTCACCAGCGAACTGCACACCCTTGAGCTGCGCCAGGACGCGGTTGCCACCTTTCGGATGGAAGTGAGCGAAGATGTCAATGATTCCGACGACCCGGCAACCCGAATACAACTTGCCGTCCGCCTCAGTCAGATCCGCCTTGTTGGCGTCCTTTGTTTTCGGCTTGACCTTGCTGTTTGCGCCGATCCAGTAGTGATCCTCGTACCCGTCGTACACCTCGCCACTCGTATTGGTGCGAGCCGACTTGTGGAGGCACAGGCGACCTTCCTTCTCGAGCTTGTCGAGCATCGCTTTTGCTTTGTCCTTCCACTTCTCGGTCGCCGCGGCTTTGATGGCAGCTTCGACCTCAGCAACGCAGGGGTGCTTCGGATCGATGATGAAGTTGGCAGCGAACTTCGGCTCGCCCTCCTCACCTTGCATGCGGGCTCGCCACAGGTCGGGGAACGACAGGCGACCATAGACTTTGACTTTCACTTTACATACTCCTCGGTTGTCGAATTGCGATTAGACGAATGCGGTTTGTGTCAACTCGCGGCGCTGGGCATCGAGCTTCCTGTGAGCGGCCAGGCGCCTCACGACCTTGACGGGTGTATCGTCGAGTGCCGCGACTCCGATGCTCGAACCGCTCGCGCTACGGTAGGCCCAGGCGCGCGGGGTGTAGAAGCGGTCGGCGACGACGGGATGCTCAACTTCGTAGATCTGCGGTTTGTCGGCGCCGGCCGGGAGTCGTGCGAGAAACAGAGTCATACGGGAACTCCTGTGAGGTCGTCGAAGTCGTCATCGCCGGAGGCAACCGCAGGACGCGGGTCCGTGGCGGGGACGGTGATCGGGCGACCCTGGGGTTGTGTGATGAGCTCGGCCAGCTTCGGCCAGGCTCGGGGGTATTCTTTCGCGAGCTTCTTCTCGGCCTGCGTGGGCGAGATCAGCGAGTAATCGAACATCACCTCGTGCTTGAGGCGCATCGCCTTCATACGCTTCTCGGCCTCGTCTTTGTCCTCCCACGCGCGGTTACCCTTCTTGCCGGTGACGCGCTTCCAACCCGGCACGTCCTGGCCGGCGTCGAGTTCATCGTCGACACGCGCGATGACCGCCTTGCACCACTCCATGATCAGCTCGGCCCGATCGCGGTAGGTGCCGAGCAGGTTCAGCGCCTTGGGCACCTCGACTGGCTTTGCGGTCTCGTGCGGGTTTCCGATGACGTTGGAATCACCGTAGACGATCCGACTGACCTCGCCGGTCAGAGCCGGACAGGTCGCTTTGGCTTTGCACCAGCGGCATTGTTTGTCGCCGGGTGAAAGCAGAGGTGATCCGGTCTTGGTGTCGTTCCACTGCATCTCGATCACGGCGAGCTGAGCAGCACTCTTGGCACGCTCCGCAAACGCGAGAAGATCCTCGACGCTGCAATCCCACTCGGAGAGATGACCGATACGCACCTGGTGAATCACCATGCGGATGCGCTTGAAGTCCTGCGCCATGCCGAAGGTAGCGAGCGCGCCGAGTGCGTACAGCATCAGCTGTTCGTTCTCGTCCGCGTCGACCTGCACCCCGCGGCCGAACTTCAGGTCGTGAACCTGTAGCTCGTCGCCGACCATGATCACGGCATCCGATGTGCCGAACTGCTCGGGGATGCCGACGTATTCGCTGAACTCGAGCCGCTGCTCGACGAGGAGCGTTCCGCCTTGGGCATATGCCCGCACGGCGTCGAGGTACTTCTGCACCTCGTGGGCCATGTCTTCATCAACCGGGAAATCGGTCGACTTGCCGCCATTGCGCCCCTGGACCGTGATGACACGACCCAGGAATGCCGCAGCATCGCGCTCAGACAGGAGTGCCATGCTGGCGAGTTCGTGAGCCGCGGTGCCTTCGTCCGCGAAGCTGCTCGACTTCTCGGGCAGTACGCTTTCGAGGGCGACCGATCCCGGGCAACGCATCCAGCGATGGGCGGATGAGGGTGAGAGCCTGGCGTGTGCGAGGTCGGTCACAGGGTGGCGACCTTCTGCGTGATGAACTTGTAATCGAACCCCTCGGTGTCCTGCGGCGTTCGATCAAGGCGAACCACAGCGACGATCGCCGGGCCGTTCGGTGTATCGGCAATGAGCAAGTCTCCGTGAGCGACTGCTTTGCGAACACGGTAGGTGAACACCTTGGCCAGGTTGTGACCGTTCACGAATCGAACGCCGATCGTGTCGTATGGCTTTTTGGTCTTGCGCTTCACTGCTTTCGCTCCGGCCAGGTCTGACCTGGCTCAACTGTTTCGATTGGGCATTCGAGGGTGACGCTTTCCCACACCCAGCCGTTGTCCTCGACGACTTTGCGCACCGTCACCACATCGCCGAGTGGCGTCCTGCTGACTCGTGGGAGCGAGGCGATGACGGTGCGCGGCTCCATGATCAAGCCGTCTTCTTGGCGATGGCGGCTTCGAGAGCTGCCGTCAGCTTCTTGTGAGCGTCATCCAACTGCTCAGGTTTGAGCTCGCCGCCGCGCTTGACGCCGAAACCGTCCAGCACCTTGAGACAAGCGGGCTTGTCCTTGGCGCACAAGGCGATGATCACTTTGGTGATAGCGTCAGGGGTGACCGCGGGTGCAGTCGACGCAGCAGGCTGCTGTGCCGCAGGGGTTGTCGCGGGAGAGGTCGACTCCGCTGGGGGCGTGGCTGCCTGCTGCGTCTGTTCGGTGGCTGCGGCTTTCTTCTTGCCGGCAGCTTTGACAATCGCGTCGCTGCCGCTCAATAGAGCGATCAGCGTGGCGAAATTGCCGTTGAGTGTTTCGATCTGTTGCTCGAGAGACATGAGGGTTCCTCTATTGGGCGAAGTGTTTGAAACGGGGGTACTCGTTGCGCTGCCAGGCTCGACCGTCGTGGCTCAACGGTTCCGGGTGCAGCACCTCGGGCTTGCGGCGTCCGAACAGCCAGCGCAGGAGTTTCATGTGCTGAGCCCGGGGTTATCGCAGGGTGCCTCGACGTGCGAAGTGATCGCGGCGGACTGAGCGAGGCGATACGCTTCGGAAAAGTCGGTCGGCGGCCCAACATGCTCGGTCACCTTGCCGTCAGGACCCTTCACAAACATGGACGTCTGCGCCTGACTGAAGCGCACCACGTGCTCCGCGTCGATCACCACGAACAACGCGAGGGCTTTGCTGCACTGGCCGAGCGCGAAGGCGGCGAGCGGTTGACCTGATGGTGGGGCGACCGGATCGGCACCGAGCGCTGCGCCAACAGTCATCACGATAACGGCCAAAATGAACCCGAGACCCTGGAACGTGGACTTCATGGCTGAGTGCTCCTGGCCGCTCGATCGGCGGCTTGCTGACGTTTGAAGTAGTCGTAGGAACCGATGCCATCGACGCGACTCAGCCGCGGTGTGCCTTGCTTGCGGTTGGCGGCCGGCGACTTCGCGGAATCCCCGCGGCGGCGTTTACGACACTCGCGCTTGCGGCGCGCGAGCAACCACAGGCGCATCGGTTGGGGAAGCTTGGATTCCGCCTCGCGCTGCTTCTGCGCTTCGGTGGCGGCGATGGCTTGGTGAGCTCGCCGGGCCAGGATGGGAAGAACTGGTTGGCCGATCGCTTTGCGGACGGCGGCGGAGATGAATGCGAGTGCTTTCATATGAGTAACCACCCATTGCGGTAAGAGACTGGTGCGGCAGCGAGGGCGTCACACTCGGGTGTCGATACGCCGCGCTCACGGGCACTGGCGATCAGAGCCTTGGCTGATTCGTCCTCCCGGGTGCGCGCAGCGCGGCATCCAGTGCAGGAGGCGTCCTCGTTGGGTATGGCAAATTTCGCGACAGCGACGCGCCGACCACACAGCGCCACACCAGTCTTGAAGCCCAGCACAACGCCGAGTTTGTGCAGATGCGTGTTCACGACTGCGCCCCCTTGGTGACCGGAACGATCTGCAAACCGCGCTTTAGCAACTCGGCGACGAGCCTGGTGCCGAGCACTTGGGTGTCGTCGAGTCCGCGGAGCGAGACGCCAAGCAACGTGTCGGTGAAGGCCGAGCCGATGGCTCGGGCTTGCGCTTCGGTGAGGTTCATGCCGCGACCTTTTTGTCAGCCTTGGCGACTGGCTTAAAGCCGAAGGCGACCAGAGCTTCCGCGCACCAGTTCGTGTCGCCAGTCATCTTCCACGGCATCGCGATGCCGAGAGCTTCCGAAGTCTTGCCAGCGACCACAGCAGGCCCGGTGCCGTTCGGTAGCACCTCAACCGGCATCGGACCTTCGGTGCCGCGAACCAGGGAAATTCCCTGCTTCAGCGCCGCCAGGAGGTCGGGATCGAAATACGCATATTTACCGCTCGGCGCCGCGGGAATGATTCGCCGGTACTCGGGGTACCGACCCTCAATCTCGTTGGCGATCTCAAAGCCTTTGCAAGCATCGAGCCGAACCTTTCGCACTTGAGTGCCTTCAACCTCGAGCGACACTTGAACATCCGGCGCACTCTTTTTCGTGTGCTTCAATGCAGCCGTGATGAGTTCAGAAGGAATGATGAAGGGTGCTGGTTTGGCGTCGAACTCTTGTTTGGCTAACAGCATCGTTGTGCCGTTAGTGGCGACGAGGCAGCCGTTCGCGGTATCGACGTAGACGCCTCTTAAGTAGTAACGGACGTCTTCTTTCGCCGCGACTTTCAGCAACCCTTTGAACGCATCCGCCTTGACCCTGCAGACATGAACCGTGTCCATCGAATTTCTCCCGTAGCTTCTCGACGGGAGCAACATTAGCAAATGCTAAAGCAGACAGCAACAACTATTTAGCAAATGATGAAGACGCTAATCTATACAGTGAGTTGCGGATCGATTTGCTGTGGATGCCGGCCGCTGCGGTACGCTTCGCACATGGCGGATGAGTTCACAGCGATGGAATGGAAAGACCTTGCGCGAGGCGTTCGAGCGCTGGCGAACCTCGCTGGGCAGACTGCCGAGAAGCATCGGGGGACGTCAGCCCATCCGATCCACTTGGCTGAGAAAGAGCGGCTAGAACTCCTGGCGCAGCGTTGTGAGAAAATGACGCATTGCAGCAAATGCTAAAGTGAATAGGTAAAATAAAACCGACTCAAGGTCGGCCCCGGTGTTCGCAATTCTGATCTTCTTAGTCGATGAACCAGTGTTTCACGGTCCCTGTGACCTCTACCAATGCCGCTATTAGCAGCGTTCCGACCCGCATCAGTCTGTTCTTCGGTTCACCTCGTGTGCGTCTGTAATGCTCCATAGCTTTGTTTCTGACCCAAGCCCGCTCTAACTCGTCCATCTACCCCTCACTCGAGGATCAGCCGTACCAAGCGCACAAGCCATGACTGGCTCGGCATCCCTCGTTCCTTGCTGTCCTCATACACAAACTCGACCAGGTGGCCGTACCTATCCTCGCCTTTGATGTCAGGCTTTCCTGTAGCTTTCACTGCGGTATCAATAGCCGATATCACACGCACCAGTAGACTTTCGTCGCCGGTTTGCGACGGACGTCGCGACTGCTGCTGTTCCTCCTCAAGATCCAGCCACCCTGCCGTTAGCTTAAGTCGGTTTTCGACTTGACGCGCGAACTTCTCTGTGAACGGCCGATGACCGCTGAGCCGCTGGGATAGATCGCTGGCGCTGACGCCAATTTGCTTGGCAATACTCTGCCATTCGGCCGCTGACTGCTCCCGGTAGAGCTGCAATCTGCGACGTCGCAGATCCATCTTGTCATCGACATTCTTGTTCACGGTGACCACTCCCAGCTTGACTGCGATTAAGCAAATGCTAAATTCAAGTGCACATAAGCGCGGGGATTATAGCATTTGCTCAAGACCCGCGCCACGTTTTGTCAAATTAGCTTGATTGCTATTCGCGCAGGTTGCCAAAAGTTCCGCGCGAGGTCTGTGAGGTAAGTCAGTGAATGCAATGAAAGAATGGATGTGCGCGGCAACCAAAGAGGAGCAGATCCACCTGGCGGCTTTAGCAAAGACGTCGCGGGCGCATCTCTACCACTTAAGCACCGGTCGCCGCATCGCTTCGAGCGAATTAGCACGGGAGCTTGAGCTTGCGAGCACGGAATTAGCAGTCTCCTCCCGCGGCCGGCTGAAGGCGCTGCGCCGGGAGGATCTCAGCCCGGCGTGTGGACGATGCGAGTACGCGAAGCAGTGTGCTGCAGCCGAGACGATGGCTGCAGCGCTGCTGCCCAGCCTGATGCGCGAGCCTTTCGATCCTGCGAAGCACGCACCGGAGCTGTTTGGGGGTGCGTCATGAGACCTCCCCTGATGTCCAGTCTGCTTGGCAGGGAACTCGTCGTCGACAACTTCGCAGGCGGGGGAGGGGCAAGCACCGGTATCGAGGCAGCACTCGGCCGTTCGGTCGATATCGCAATCAACCACGATGCCGAAGCTATCGCGATGCATATGGCAAATCACCCGGCGACCGAGCACTACTGCGAAGACGTCTTCAGCGTCGACCCGCTGAAGGTGACGAACGGTGAGCCCGTTGGGTTGGCCTGGTTCTCGCCCGACTGCAAGCACTTCAGCAAGGCGAAGGGCGGTAAGCCGCGATCACAGAAGATCCGCGGCTTGGCGGATGTTGTCGTCGAGTGGGCTGAGAAACTCGGAAGACGAAAGCCGCGCGTGGCCATGCTGGAAAACGTCGAGGAGTTTCAGACGTGGGGACCACTCCTCGGGGACGGCCGCCCCGATCCGGCACGGAAAGGAGAGACTTTCCGCGAGTGGGTCACGAAGCTGCGAGCACTCGGCTATGTCGTCGAATGGCGCGAGTTGAAGGCGGCCGACTACGGCACACCGACCTCCCGCAAGCGCCTGTTCGTCATCGCGCGTTGCGATGGTCTGCCAATCGTATGGCCCGAGCCGACACACGGCAAGGGGCGTCTCCCGTATCGAACAGCCGCGGAGTGCATCGATTGGTCTATTCCATGTCCGTCCATCTTCGAGCGTGAGCGCCCCTTGGCCGAGGCGACCATGCGCCGGATCGCACGAGGTGTGAGGCGCTACGTGATCGAAGCAACCGAGCCGTTCGTTGTGACCATGCGTGGAACCGAGGACGCACATATTGACCAATCCGTGCGCAGCATTCATGACCCCCTGCGCACCGTCAGTGCGGCCGAAATGCACCATGCACTCGCTGTTCCCACGCTCATTCAAACCAGTTACGGGGAGCGCAAGGGACAGGCGCCCCGGGTGCCAGGACTCGAGAAGCCGGTCGGGACGATCATGGCGCAAGGTCAGAAGCACGCGCTCGTCGCTGCCTTCCTCGCCAGACATTACGGCGGGCACGAGAACGACGGCTCCGATCTGCGCATTCCGTTCCACACCGTGACGGCGAAGGATCACCACTCGCTCGTCCATGCCTTCCTCATCAAGTACTACGGTGCCGACCAGGCTCCCGAGATGCTGGAGCCGCTCCACACGGTTACGACGAAGCATCGCTTCGGCTTGGTGACCGTCCTCAACGAGCAGTACTACATTGCTGACATCGGTATGCGGATGCTCGCCCCGCACGAGCTGTTCCGCGCCCAAGGCTTCCGGCCCGACTACATCATCAACCCGCTTGTGAACGGGAAGCCTTTAACCAAGACCGCGCAGATCCGCATGTGTGGCAACAGCGTCTGTCCGCCGCTGGCCGAGGCGCTGGTGAGAGCAAACTACGTCGAGCAGTCACAGGCGCTCGCAGCGTGACGCCAGCTGAGTACGTCGCCCACGGATGGGCGCTGGTCCCCATTCCCGCGGGCAAGAAAGGTCCGGTCGGCAAAGGATGGAACGAGCGCGAGCAATGCGTCGTGCCGCCAACCTGGCAGGGTAACGTCGGCCTTGCGCATGCCTACAGCGGTACCTGCGCGATCGACATCGACGACGTTGAGAAGGCGGCCGAGTGGCTTTCGGTCCACGGGATCGACCTATCCGAGCTTCTGGCTCAACCTGACGCGGTGATGATCAGCTCCGGCCGACCCAACCGCGCAAAGCTACTCTACAGGATCACGGGCGAGCCGCTCCCCTCGCGCAAGATCTGCGAGGGCAAGGCGAACATCATAGACTTTCGCTGTAGCAACGCGCGCGGCACCACGGTGCAGGACGTGCTACCCCCGAGTATCCATCCCGACACCGGCAAGCCTTATGAGTGGGCGTATGGCAACGAGCTCGTTGGGCATTGGTCAGCGCTGCCGGCGATACCCGAGGCGCTGCTAAACGTTTGGCGCTCGTTAATCGTTGATTCGCATGACAACTCCGCGGAGTCTTCGCAATTCGAGAATAGCGAATGCGACCTCGCCGCGCTTCGCGATTTGCTCCTGCAACACGATCCCGACGTCGATCGCGACACGTGGGTCAAGAACATGGCTGCCGTGCATCACGAGACACGCGGTAGCGCTGAAGGTCTGGAGCTTGTCGTCGACTGGAGCTCGCGCGGGACCAAATACAAGGGTCGCAGCGACGTCGAGCGCGTGTGGCGCAGCTTCCATGACAGCGGCGACCGGCTCATCACTGCCGCTTCGCTGCGCGTGGACACGCCGGCCAGCGACGACGACTTCGACGTCATCACGGTGGAGGAGTCGAAAGCGGTCGTAGCCGCGGTCCCCGGTCAGCTCCCTAAGCTCAACTTCGACACGGATGAGGACGGCTGGATTTACGCGAGCAAGGACAACATGCGCCTGGCACTGAGCCGCGGGGACTGGTGCGGAACGCGGATCGTGCTCGACACCTTCCGTGACGACATCATGCTTGGCTCGGGTGAAGGGCTGCGACCGCTCAAGGACACTGACTACGAGCGTCTCGGTATCTGGCTCGAGTTCAACGGCTTCAAGACGGTCGCGCACGAGAATCTGCGCCGCTCGGTCGCGCTGGTGGCTGACGACAATCAAATCGACAGCGCGCAGATATGGCTTGAGTCTCTGAAATGGGACGGTGTGTCGCGAGTCGAGCGCTTCCTCACTGACTACTTCTCGGCCGGCGACTCGCCCTACATCCGCGCTGTGTCGCTGTACTGGTGGACCGCGCACGCTGGGCGCGTCATGGATCCGGGCTGCAAGGCAGACATGGTGCCCATCCTCGTAGGCGAGCAGGGCGTCGGAAAGTCGACTGGCGTGGCTGCCATCGCGCCAGCGCCGGAGAATTTCGTCGAGGTGCGACTCGATCAAGAAGACGAGGAGATCGCGCGGCGAATCCGCGGCTGTCTCGTGGCTGAGATCGGCGAGCTTCGCGGTTTGCAGTCGCGAGAGGCTGAGTCGATCAAGGGAATGATCACCACGACCCACGACAAGTGGACACCGAAGTATGTCGAGCGGTCGCACACAGTCGCCAGGCGTCTGGTGTTCATCGGCACGACGAACAGCGATGAGTTCCTGGCCGATGAGACCGGCAACCGTCGCTGGCTACCGGTGCGCGTAGGGAAGGTCCGCGTAGCGGCGATCGGCGCAGATAGGGACCAACTGTGGGCCGAGGCGCTCGTCCTGTGGACGGCTGCGGGAGTCGCTTTCAGTGCCGCTGAGACGCTGGCTCGCGGGGTGCACGACGCACACATGGTGCATGACGTGTGGCAAGAAAACGTCGAGCGTTGGATTGAGGGCGGAGGTACCGACGAGTGGGGTGAAACGATCCCGTCAAAGCGTGGCACACCGTTCGCGATGAGCGACCTGCTGACAGGCGCTTTAGGGTTGGAATTGAAGAATGTCGGCATGGCCCAGGAGCGACGAGTAGGTAAAATTTTACGTCTATTGGGGTTTGAGAAGCGAGTCGTCAGAACAGATGGCGTAGCGCGCAAACTTTGGGTTACCCGTAGTTACCCGTCCGAATGTTAGACGGGTAACTCAAAATGTCCCATATAAATCAACGACGTTACCCGTGCAACCCGTGCAACCCGTACCTACAACCTTTAATGCGATGGAGAAGTGAAGACATGCGTCGGGCGTCCGGCGATGTGCGTGGCGACTCCCTAAGCTGGACGGGTAACTACGGGTTGCACGGGTTGCACGTAAAGTTTTGCGTGCTTGGAGACGTAAAATAATGCGCGCAAATATTTGCAGCAACCGGCGCCGCGGTGAGGCTCACCCGAAGGCAAAACTGTCAGATTTGGACGTCGAAATGATGTGCTACTTGCACGACGTCGAGGGTCTCGGATTCAAGCGCTTGGCAAAGAAGTTTGGATGTCATCGCAACACGGCGAGGCAAATTTGCAACGGTGTCCGGCGTGGTGGGCCAGCTGCAGGGGACTCATGACGCTGGGCTGATCGCGCGATTGTGCGCGCGTGAGCAACTTAACCCCCAAGCAAGAGCTATTTGTCGCTGAGTACCTGAAGGATCTCAACGCGACGCAAGCCGCGATCCGTGCGGGGTACGCTGAGAGTGGTGCACGTACAGAGGGCGCCAGGCTGCTGGCAAATGCTGACATCGCAGCTGCGGTCAAAGCCGCCATCGACGCGCGCACTGAACAAGTAAAGATCGACGCGAATTACGTGTTGCGCGAGCTGTTCAAGCTGGCGAACGTGGATCTTTCCGCGGCCTACGACGAGTTCGGCAATCTGAAGCCGATTCACGAGATCCCGGAGGATGTGCGCAAGGCTATTGCCGGAATCGAGGTGTTTGAGGAGCGTGATCACGAAGGCACCTACCTCGGCCGCACCCGCAAGGTGAAGTTTTGGGACAAGACGCGGGCGCTCGAGATGCTCGGTCGCCACTTGGCGCTTTTCAAGGATCGAATTGAAGTCTCCGTTGATTCGAAGCTGACCGATGAGCTGCGCGCGGCCCGCGAGCGTGCCGCAGCCATTGATCTGATCTAGCGATGGCTGCGTCCGCCTATGAGTCGCAGCTGAGGGCTGACATCGGTTCGTACTTCCACGATCCGCTGAAATACGCGCTCTACAACTGGCCGAAGCTCGACTTGCGCCAGTGGCAGGTTGAGTACTTCCTCGAGGTCGCCGGCCGGCTGAAGGACAACCCCTACGAGCCGATCCAGACAGCAACCGCAAGCGGTCACGGAATCGGCAAGGGATGCTGTGGAGCGATTCTCGTGCATTGGGCGATCTCGACACGCGAGATGACGCGCGGCGTGGTGACCGCGAACACCGATACGCAGCTGCGTACCAAGACCTGGCCGGAGCTCGCCAAGTGGCACGGGATGGCACGCAACGAGCACTGGTTCACGTGCACCGCGACCTCGCTGTATCACCCGCGGCACGAGAAGAACTGGCGCGTTGACGCGATTCCGTGGAGCGAGACGAACACCGAAGCGTTCGCCGGCCTACACAACCAGGGCTCGCGCATCGTGCTGTGGTTCGACGAGGCGAGCGCCATCCATGACCGGATTTGGGAAGTGTCCGAGGGCGCACTGACCGACGAGCAGACCGAGATTCTGTGGATCGCGAAGGGCAACCCGACCCGCACCGTGGGCCGATTCAAGGATTGCTTCGGGCGGTTCAAGCACCGATGGATTACCCGCCACATCGACGCACGCACCGTCGAGGGCACCAACAAGGTTCAGCTCGCCAAGTACATCGACGACTACGGCGAAGACTCTGACTTCGCGCGTGTCCGAGTCCGTGGTCTATTCCCGAGGGCATCCGCTATGCAGTTCATTGATTCGGATCTGGTCGAGCAAGCCGCAAAGCGCCCGGCGCTCCATGGGCTGCGCGATCCGCTCATCATGTCGGTTGACGTTGCCAGGGGCGGCGCCGACGAGTACGTGATCGCGTATCGGCGTGGCATGGACGCTAGGTCAATTCCTTGGGTGTGTATCCCTGGATCCGAGACGCGCGACAGCACCAAGGTCATTGCGAAGATCGTCGACCTGGCCGTGAACAGCCCGCCCGCGCTGCGGCCCGATGCGATCTTTGTCGACGAGACGGGAATCGGCGGGCCGATCGTCGACCGGTTGCGCCAGTTGCTAGGCGATCTGATGCCGGTGTACGGCGTGGCGTTCTCTGGCGCATCGCGAGACAAGAAGCTCGCGAACGCTCGCATGTTCATTTGGTGGCAAATGCGCGAGGCGTTCCGCACTGGCCTGGCGATTCCCGACGACACGGAGTTGCACACGCAGCTGACCGCGCCCGAGTTCCACCACGACAAACACGACAAGCTGATCCTTGAGGACAAGGACGCCATGCGAGAGCGCATTGGCGTATCGCCTGACCGTGCCGACGCCTTGGCGATTGGCTTCTTCATGCCCGTCGCGCCTCGCGAGGATACGGCCTACGTTCGTGGCATGCGGGGGACTCATCACGATCCGAGTCGCGGTCATGATCCGTACGCTGGGATGTAAACGTAGGTGTCCACTTGGCGCGCAGCTTTCAGCGTGAGACGTACGAGGACGTAATCGGCGACATTCGCCCAATCCTTGAACTGCACTGGCGAGAGGTTGCGCGCTACCCGGACATCCCGTTGCAACCCAATTGGACGGCATACGAGCACCTACAGGCGCTCGACATCCTGCGGATTTACACGGGGCGCGAAGATGGGCGATTGATCGGCTACTCGATATTCGTAGTGCACAAGGATCTGCACTACTCGACCAGTCTGACAGCCGACGAGGACTTGTTGTTTCTCGCACCGGAGTATCGCAAGGGTCGAGTTGGGCTGCAGCTGATGCAGTTCGCGGAAGCCGAGTTGACGGCCGAGGGTGTGCAGCTAG